GACATTTGCCATTTAAAATAATGATCACAGATCCAGCGTCAAAGCATGCGATGGAGGATGTTAAGAATCCATTCAGTGGTGAGTCCTGCCAGCTGCCCCGTTACGCGGTCGCGGTGTATGATGTTATTAAAGGCGCTGAGATGCTGGAGGATGGCAAGACCATGCAAAAGGGATTAACCTGGTTTCAAAAGTATTTTACGGACCAATACTACGTCCTGTTAGATTAATGAGTAATAAAGTTAGCCCAATGTCTGAAGAGTTTCATGATTGGCTGGACCAGTGCCCTGTGCAATGGTTCAGGGGTGAAGTAACTGATGATCATGTAACTTATACATTTGAAACAGATTCTGAAGAGGATGATGAATAAAAAATTCCTGTCTGTTAGGAACCGGGCCTCCGGGCCCGGGAATAATAAAAAAAAGGGTGGGCCCTCCCCGATGAGCTCAAGCCCTCAAGCCAGCTCACAAGCGTTCAAGCTTGACAGGTCCGGGATTCTAGGATAATATAAGACTAAACAGAAAGAAGGAATATATGAATATAAAAGAAGCTAAAAAAATAATAGTATCATTAAGTAAACCGGAAAAGATGCCGGGTTATGCTTATGGTATACCAGCGGCGGAATGCAAAACAGGCAGCAAGCTGCGACTAATCCCGAACAGCGTTTGCAGCGATTGCTACGCATTAAAAAATAATTATACCCGTTTTCCTGCAATTGTACAGGCACAATATAAAAGACTGGAATCGATTCAGGACCCGCGCTGGGTGGAGGCTATGGCTGTTGTAATCAATTCAAAAGCTGTTGCACAACATGAAGTTTTTAGATGGCACGACTCAGGAGACGTACAGGACCTGGACCACTTAGAAAAAATTTTTGAAGTGTGCAGGTTAACGCCTGAGATCCAGCACTGGATGCCAACCCGTGAAGCCTGGGTAAAAGATCACTTGAGCTCATGCCCTAAAAATTTAATTATTAGATTATCAATGACAATGATTAACCAACCAGCAGCAGGGACCTGGGGCAATACTTCAACCGTAGTTACAAAGGACGCTACCTGTCCAGCTCCAACGCAAGGCGGCAACTGTGGCGACTGTAGAAATTGCTGGAATCCTGAAATTAAAAACATAGCATACGGCCAGCACTAATGGATTTTTTTAAAAACGGCACCGGCTGGTGCCAACGTCACAACCCAAAAAGAAAGATAGTCACAGGTCGCAAGTCGCATGCGCCTATTTTTAGGAAGCCTCAAGCAACAAGCATCAAGCACCCAAAGACTCAAGATGCAAGCCACAAGCATCAAGCGACAAGCAACAAGCCTCATCAAGTTTAAAGCCACAAGCTACAAGCTTCAAGATACTAGTACCTGGAAACATTTTACAGGTGTCATGGATCCGGTGTTTTACAAGGATGAAACTATTCTGTGGATGCCTTAAATGAAAACTTATTTGGTGTGGCGAGAGAAATATTTTGTTAGCAGATGTTAGCTTGAGCTCCACAGTAAAAAAGACTCCAAAAGTATTGTAGCCCAATAGATCAGGAGTACCAAGTACGCTAGTATTTTCAATCCTTGTCCATGATATTTGTGGTGTAATTCTTTTAAACTCATGCCATAATTTTGTCTCAGGTTTCATCTTAATAATGATGCTAACAACTGATTACAAAATTAGTTTTGGTTTACCCATTTTGGCTAATTCTTCATGTGTAGAAATCACTAAGCGATGAGATTCTTTAGCACCTAAAATTTTATTTTCAACTAAATTCACACTAGCAATGTCATAATGTCTGCCGTCTGGAGTTCTAACCTGGACTCTAGCATCCTGGGTCACACTAGCTTTTTGTTTCTTACCTAAGAATTTTTCAAAGAGTGGTAAGAGGTCTCTACCTTTTAACATTAAAGACCTGCCTCTCTTAATCTATCTGTAATAGTAGCAACATCTATAGATAACAAGGTGTTATCTCTTTTTAGTTCCTTTATTAGCTGTTCTAGTTTTAGAATTTTAGCCCCTGCTTCTCTACATTTAAACTGCAAAAGTTTTTTTTGTTTAGTAAGCATTTCAATTTGAAGTGTGAGATCATTCTGTCCTCTGTCCTCAACTAAGTGTTTTATCTCGTTTTCGTACGTTTTATCTTCGTCTTTCATGTTTGACTTTATAAGACAAAATAACTATATTGTCAATTATGGATATAAAGACAAAAAAGAAACCAGGACTACCCGCTAGACTTACGCCAATGCAAATGAAATTTGCAGAGTTATTAGTATATTTTGAAGGTCGTAAATATGCTTATGAATGTGCGTTAGAAGCAGGTTATTCAGGTGGTAAAAGTGAAGGTGAAAATACACTAGGAGCCAGAGTAGAAGCTAGTAGACTCCAAAACCCAAAATTATTTCCTCATGTAGTTAAATACATTGGAGAACTAAAAGAAGAACGTAACAAAAAATATGGTGTCAATTATGGTGGACATCTTACTGAACTAGGTAAAATTAGAGATGAGGCTTTAAAAGCTAGGTCTTATTCTGCTGCCACTGTTGCTGAAAAAGCAAGAGGCCAAGTAGGTGGTCTATACATTGAACAGAAAATAATTAGAACAGGAAAAGTAGAAGACCTTACTGAAGAAGAATTAGACAATAGAATTGCAAATATTGTAGATGACAACGTAAGAATTCTTGAATCTAAACCAGATCCAGACATAGACCCAAACGAAATTAAACCTAAATTACCTTTAGCTTAATTTATTTTCTTAATAGATTGAATCACAGAAGTTGGAATAATAGTAGTACTACCAATATTATCAAATGTTGGATTATCTTTAGATAGAATATAATCACTAAATATTCTAGTAATGCCTTTTTTCTGACTCAATAAATAACCTTTAGAAACACATATAGGTAGTTTTTCTTTGTTTAAATCTTTTGTGTTGGACCAGCCCGCATCACCTTCGATATCCAACCAGGCTATTTCCACGAAAGGATAAGACTCAATCTTGTTGCCTAAAGATTTTGTATTGAGGGGTATAGTTTTTTTGTTTTTGATTTTTCTTTTGCTTTTTTTCTTCGCCATAATAATACCTCGGATTGTGTTTTCTATTAAATGCTTTAATCCAATCGGATTGTTCGTACCAGTTTCTATTTCTTCCTATCATACCTCAACCCCTATAGTATTTCTACAGATTTTTTCTGTTTTTCAGAACCAAAAAGTTCCCCGCAGCCCCTGTACACTCCAGAAGTGTTGGTATTAAAGGCTGATCACCTCAACACCAGATCACCTCTCTTTTGAAAAACCCTTTTTGCTAATTTCAATGTTTTCAAATTACTATAGGGAGGTGATGAACCCCGTAAATGCTCACTTTTTGTATTTTAGTGACATATTTGTCACTATAAACAGTCAGCACAGTACCTTGGATCCCTGCTACTAGTCCATTTGTACAAGGAATTAGTACAAGTCTTAGATTTACAGACTGTAAGTCCCTTGTGGCCTGTCGCTTGGTCCTGGCCCACTGTTTCATGTTCTTTTTTATTTTGTAGGGATTGTTTGTAACTCAACTCAAGATCTTTTTGTTCTTGTCTAAATTTATCAAACATGTTTTTATTTTCCGTCATTTTGATCTGCAATCTCCTGTAACAACATTATCTTATTTTGGGCATTAGATATTATACCAAGATGCTGTTCAATTCTACCATAAAGACCTGTTAATTGATCCGTTGGAGCAAGATTTGTTTCAGCTCTCAACAATTGTTTCATTGATTTTTCTTCTTCCATCATGATAGTATACTGCCTTTTTATTATTTCATTTATTATTTCTTTGTTCATAGTATCTTTCTACCCTTTCTAAAAACTGATTTTGATATTTAATAAACTCTTTACCATTTACAGTAAACTTTTGAAAGTAATGGTCTGGAGTGCATATCAGTACTACACCCTGAGTTATGTCTGTATTATAAACCTGGTTATGAGCCATCGCATAAGCTCCTAACTGCATAAAATAATCGTCGATATATTCTCTGCGTTTCGGTCTATTCGATTGTTTGTAATCAATTATACTATCTTCATAATCGTACACGCCAACCAAATCTGTTTGTCCTGCGTATTTTCCTGGGTAGTGCAACGTAACTTCGCTGCCCCATACTTCAGACATATCTTTTAAACCCTTTTCGATAATGACATCAGCCATAACTTTGGCTACTTGTCCTCCAGGTGTTAAATCTAAATGTCCTTCTCCAAGTACATACTTTTCTAAATGTAAGTGCATGTTAGTGCCTCTTGCAGCAGAGGTGTCTCTAATTCTATCAGCTTCTACAATACCGACTCGAGCCTTCCATTTATCGAGAGCTGCCTTCTTTTCGTCACTTTGTGTAGCCCCTAGTATAGTTGTAACACTTGGTAACTTTTCTTTACCAATGTCATAAAGTCTTAATCCATCGGTTGTACTACGTGTACAAGGTGGGTAGTTGTAAAGTTTATTCCATTTCATTTTTTGTAACCATATCCTTTCTTTCTATCGCCATACAATTTTTGCCATGACCAACTACTCAAGTATGTTGAGTAATGGTATATTCTCATCAATATATACTTATACATGTTTTTTTCTAATCCTTCCAAATAAAGTTCTCCAACACCATGATCTACATATCGATATAGCTGTAAAAATTACTGCTATATGAAAACTTTCTAAGACTGTTGGATGTAAGTCAAAGAAAGGAAATATAAATAGTTGTATTAATGTAGACAATATAAGGCCACTGCCCACATCTATACATGTTTCAAATAAATTTCTCATATTAGAAACCATTCCTTGCATCTATATCATCTAACTCTTTTTCTCTTTCGGCTTGGATGATGGCGTTGCCGATTTCTTGGACGATTTTCGGGACGATAGAATTTCCCAATGACTTAAGTCGGTGTACCCTGCCTTGTACCCCATTAGCCACTCTACCCAATTCGGGTTCAGACTGCCACCAGCTTGAGTCGAAAGAGCTGTACCTCCCTGGCTGTACTTCTGTTTCCTGTGATGCACATCGTCCTGTACTGGAGTCGACCATAGTTTTAATCTCTCCGCTGCTACCTTCATCCCCAGTGTATGTCCCCTGGTCTTGCCTACTGACGGAGGCACTGTGTTGACTGAGTCCTTCCAATCTCTGGCGTTCGGTGTTGGCCACATCAGATCTGGATGTGCCACTTGATCGTTGATCGATATTGGCATTCCCTTCTCTAGTTTCATTTTCATTCTTTTTACTGAGCTCGGTCCCCTGTTGCAATGTGCGTCTGGAGTTCTCCATATCTTCATGTCCGTTGTTGGTTCCCCATACTGAACCTGTTCTGCTAGATTCCCTGGTGGCACTGTCGTTCTGCCTATGCTCTTCCTGTATTCTACTCTGTGTTTCATCGCTTCCTCTGATCGATTTTCTCTCATTGAAGCGCTTGGCGTGAGCCACAACCCAGAGTCGCTCACGTCTGTGGGGAGCTTGGACACCTGCAGCTGGAATATTGAACGTCCGGACTTCGTAACCTTCTCCTTCCAAGTCAGTGCACACAGTCTCGAAGACCATGCCGTCTTGGATGTTAGTAAGGCCTTTGACATTTTCTCCAATAACCCACCTCGGGCTAAAGTCTTTGATGATTCGAAACATCTCTGGCCAGAGATGTCTACTGTCACTGGTTCCTTGTTGCTTGCCTGCGACTGAGAACGGCTGACACGGGAAACCCCCTGTGATAATGTCTGGGAGCTCGATCCCGTCTTCT